TCAACATCCGTCAGGGGCCACGCCTTCGCCCGCAGCGTGGACCCGGCGATCTGGAAGCGGATCGCGTACGGGGTGGCTGCGGCGTGGGTGAACGGCATCGTGGTCGAGGTGATGTCGGTCTGTGCGCCGCCGACGCGTTTCTGGATCGTCAGCGTGATCGTCTGATCGATGTTGAAGGACAGCCGAGCCGCGTACGCGTTGTTGACGTCGAGGTAGCGGGCCACCACGTGCGCGTACTGCGGACCCCCGGTGGCGAGCGCGGCCGTCTGTACCTCGGCCCGTAGGTCGGCGTCCACCAGCGAGGCGGCGACCGAGTAGCGGGAGACGTTCACGGTGCCGAGCGAGTGCAGGCCCTGCGTCCCGGACGTCGAGAAGTCCGACGCTGAGCCGCCGGTCGTCGTCCACGCCTGGCCCGTGTCCGCGCTGCCCCAGCCGGAGGCGGTGACCCGGGTGAACGTGTCCAGCACCTTCGGCGTGACCGCGGTGACCCGCATGACCTCCCCGCCCATTCGGATATCCCACGGCACCTCCGCGCTGTCGGTGGTCCACAGGTCCGTCTCACCCGGCGCCGGCGTGACGTCGATGCTCGTGTCCGCTGTGCCGATCGCCGTCAGCAGTTGCGAGTCGATGTCGACGCGGGCGTCCGCACTGTCGAGGTATCCGACCGTGAAGGGGCTGGCGGGAGCGCACACGAACGTGATGCGGTGCTCGAAGTGGGTGATCGTCGCCGACGTGCCGAGGATCAGCTGATCGATCGTGTCCGGCGGCAGCCACGCCGCCGGCGGATTGGTGATCTGGAGTCGGTCGCCGAGACGAAGGGCCAGAATCGCGCGGCGCATCGCCGGCGTGATGCTGGGGTGGGCGAGGTTCACGGAGACCTGCGGGTAGCGGGCCTCATCGACGGTCCCCAGATGGACGCGCCATGCCGCTTGGTCCAGCAGGGTGTTGTCGTCTGTGCTGGCCAGGTTGAGGGTGACGCCGCTGTTGTCGCCGTAGATGCCCACGGCGGCCGTCGACAGGGTGCCGGTTGTGGCCTCGTACGTCTGCGAGACGCCGCCGACGGTGACGGTGACCTTGTTCTGCACGTAGCGGTCGTCCTCCACCGGCACCGGTACGGCCGCGAGGTTGTAGCCGGTGTAGTCCAGGGTGAGGGCGGGGTCCTGGTTGTAGAGGGAGGCGCGGGTGCGGTAGCCGAGGCCCAGCGCGTTGGTCGTCTCGTACAGTAGGCCGCCGTCTGCGAGTGTCGACTCCTGCGCGAGGGAGAGGAGGTTCTGCTTGCCCTGTGCGCCGAGCGCGACGGTGTCATCGAGGTCGCCGACCCAGTCGAAGGTGATCGCTTGCTCCCCGCACAGTCGCTGAATGCGGCGACCGGCTGCTTCCCCCAACGGCTGAATCGCGCGGCCGAGGTCGCCGATATCAGTGATTGCCGTCTGGAGCAGCAGATGCCCCGCTGCCCCGCTCGACAGGCCCGCGCTGCCGCCGAGAGTGGCGGGGGCCAGCGTCATGGACAGGACGCGGGACATGCTCGTGGAACTGATCGTGTTGGACGCGGAGTCCGTGAGCCCGGTGTTGACGTCCATCACGCGCAGCGTCGACGTCATGGTCGTGGAGGTGATGGAGTTTTCCAACGACACCCGCAGCAGACGGCCCCGCACGTCCATGGTGATCGAGGCCGACGAGCCGATGTCCGCCTCGTCGCCGTCCTTGGTGAGGAGGGTCAGCGTCCCGGGGTTGCCGAACGATCCCAGCCCGCCGGGCGGGTCGTTGAATTGGATATCAAAGTAGTTGAGCAGTGACACTCCTGCGGCGACTTCGGCAACCTGGAGGCGGGAGATCACGTCGCTGTCGCTGAACCCGGTTTTGGGGACGGCGAGGAGGAACCGCATCTGGTACTGCGTGACCGTGCTGGTGTCGTACTTGGTGACGCCGCCGGTGACGGAGGCGCCGGTGAGAGCGGGCAGCGGATCCGACGCGGCGAACCCCTCGTACGCGGCGAGGACCGGGGTGCCTGTCCAGGTCGCTGGGGACCCGTTGAGGAGGGCCGAGGCGAACACAGTCGATCCGGTGGGATCTTCGAGTGCCCAGTACGCCACGAGCCCGGTCAGGCCAGGGCTGGTCACGGCCCGGTAGATCACCGAGCGTTCCGGGTTCGGGGCCTGCGCCAGACGTTGCAGGATGCCGTTGACGGTGACGTCGACCCACACGTCGGTGCCCGTCGAATCCCAGTTGGGGGCCCATGCTGTGGTCTCGCCCCAGATCTGGTAGTCCTTGCCGCCGTTCCCGTCCGGTACGGAGATACGCAGCTGGGTGTTGCGCCCGATGAGGCCGTAGTACGGGCCTGCCGGGTTGCGGGGGGTGAACCGGCCGTCCTGGTTCTTCAGCTGCAACTGGGCCTGCGCCCGGTCTGTCTGTGAGCCTTCGCCGCCTTGGATGCCGTACGTGATGGCGATCTGTCCGCTGTCGTCGCGGACCATCGTGTACGAGGTGATATCGACCCACACCCCGGCGACGAGCAGCTCGACCATGACGGGCTGCCCGTTGGAGGCCTCGCCGCTGCCGCGCGCGGGCGCGGGCAGGTTGCGGGCGCGGCGCTTCCACGCGGCGACGAGGGGGGCGATCGACGACGGCACAGGTCAGCCCACCTGCTGAAAGGTGATCCAGCACCGCATGTCGGAACCCGTGGTGGGCATGGTGGCCCGAATCCTCAGGAACTTGCTGACGGCGACGATCGGCCGGTCATCCGGCATGAACGTCCGCACGTAGCCGAGACCCGACTCGCCCGACACCGAGCTCAGCGACACTGCGTCGAACGGCCGCGTTGCGGCAACCGTCCCTTCAGCAGACGCCGTGTAGCCGGTCGCCGACGTGCCCACCGTGAGCAGCGTCGTCGGCCCGTTCGGGTCGAGGTTCACCACACCGGTTGCCGCCACGTGGGCGGTCACCGTCGCCGGGACATCGGTCTGCAACAGCTCGATGACGCCGTCCGCGCCGGGCGGGTCGTCGACGCTGAACCCCCACTCCAGGATCTGGATCTGCGTCGTGGCTGGCGTGGCCAGCTGAAGCATCGTCTTGATCCCGGTCCCGGTCGCGACCGAAGCCTCTGCGGCCGCGGTCGGCGCTGGGGCATTCCATACTGTAAAGGGCATCTGCCCTACTCCTCTCGTCGTTACCTGCCGCGTGGCGGCTTCAACGTCGCCTCGATCGAACCCCGGGCCCGCACCTGCTCCCGGCCCACGTCAACCCACACCTCACCGAACTGCTGCTTGCCGATGGCGAGTTGAATGACGATCGGCCGGTCCGTGCCACCGCTCACGCCGATCGACGCAGTGGCTGCGGCCGGCCCACGGCGGGGGGTGTTGAGCATCGACGCCCATGGCGCCTGAGCCGCCGCCAGCTTCCTGCGCGTGTCCGGGTTCGACCACACACGAGACCCCACCGGCAGATCCGCCAGCTCCATCCCCTGCTCACCCACCAGCGTCAGACCGCTCCGGATCCCGCCCGACGCCGCAGCCCCGACGATCCCGCCGGCGGCCTTACCCTTCAGGGCCTTGGTGATGAACTTCTCCATGGTCTTCGCCAGGGAGTTCATGCTCTTTTCGAGCTTGGTCTGCTGCGCGGTCAGGGACTTGACCAGCTTGTCCTGCGCCTTGATCGCCGCCCCGTAGTAGGCGTCCGCCGTCGTCTTCCCCGCGCTCGTGGCGGCCGTGGCGATCTGCGCCTGAAGCTGGTTCATCGACGAGATCTCCGAGCCGGACGCGCCAAGCAGCGCGCCCGCCGTCTCCAGGCCGCCGCCGCCCACCCCGGCCTCGGCGATCTGCTGGATCAGTCCCTTGTCCAGGCCCTTCGACCTGAGGCCCTTCAGCGCGTCGGCGAACGCGGTCGTCTTGTCGCGGCTGGCGGTGAGGCCACCCATGATCGAGGCGACCGTCACGGTGCTTCCGGACGCGCCCTGCGTGATGTTCGCCGACGACATCAGGCCGCTCTTCACGCTGTCGGCCAT